AACTTCTACAGTTCCACATAAATCATTTCCTTCCCAATGCATCTCTGTAATATTATGAGATACGTTGTTTAAATTTACGATTGAAGAATCTGGATGATCTAATTCACCTAAAGCTCTTCTTTCTTTGATATTAATATCGTTATACTTTTTAGCTTCACGAATTAAAATATCTTTAGGGTAAACTCTACCGTTTTGGTTTTTAGCATCTGCTCTTTGCAATACACCTTTAACCATTAATCTACCGTTATTCTTTTCCATAGACTCATTGATCATCTCCGGAGTGATGTCAAATGTAATATAGTCTACTATTAATTTCTTATTTTCCATGTTAAGATGCTAGTTCTTTTAATTGTTTAGAAACTCTCAATAAACGCTCACTAATTTTAGTAAGATTTTCACGAGACGATTTCCAATAAATGCCATTGTCTACGCCCATTTCTTGTTTTAATCGTACATTATGATTAACAACTTTTTCAATTTCTTTTAACCCTTTATTAATGTAGTTAATTGAAGTATTGATTTTTTGTTTAGGCGATGCTATTGGATCTTTTTTATATTCGTTATAAGCAATCTCATTAATAAACATTTCTTTTGAAAGTTTTTTAAAGTCAGATTCTTCTACAGCTTCTTTTTTTACTTTTTTTACTTTTTTATAACCCAACATTTCAATAGTGTCATCTCCTAATTCACCAAAGGCATTAGGAGTATCGTATGCACCAGCTCCTGCTGATGTCGACATTTCATCTAACTCATCTTCTTCTTTGAAGATATTTTCAGCTTCTGCTGATTCTGTTAAACGAAACTTTTTAAATGTATCTAAATATGACATAAATTATAAATTAATATAATACTAATAACGACCCAGTTGCTGAAGCAGCTGCGTATGCCAATGGTAAATTATAAATTACGTGAGCTGCACCTGGTTCATGAAATTGACCGCTAGGATAAGTTACGTCTGAACCGTTAAATTTTAAAGATATAGATCCTTGAGCTAATATAATAAACCCAGCTGGATTAGCAAAGCTTCCAGTAGCAGTAAATGGATTATTTAATGATCCAGATACATGCACAACTCTAGTGTATGCTGATCCTGGGGTAGCTGAATAATATTGATTTGAAGCTACGTAAGGTGCTTGAGTTGGTTTTGCGTTTAAATTACCGTTTGCCATTGTTATACTTTCTTAAGTTCTTTGATTAATTCATGATAACGTAACAAATTCAATACGTGATTGTCTTTAATTGATTTAGCATTGGCGATATCTTTTAAAAGATTAGTTACCTCTGTTAATTTAATTTTAACTACTTTATCATCAACTTTCGCAGTTAATGACTTAAGATCTTTTTGAAGTTTAGCTACTTCTTTATTAATAAACTCTTTTAATTCAGCTCCTTCAGATACTGCATTAATATATTGTCTTAATAAACCTTTTTGTCCTTCGTTTAAATTAGAATATTTTTCATTGAATCTATCAACTAAAATCTTATAAGATAATAAACGAACTTCTTTATCTTGTTTGATAAAGTCAGCCATTTCATTTATTTGAGTTGGCTTTTTAACATCATTACGAGTAATGTGTTCTACAATAGTATATCTGTTATTTACAGACTCTACTGGATTGTCGGCAATTGTATATTCGAATAATTTGAATATAGCTGCTAATGGCTTATAATTATTTACCTTTGATTTGAAAAAATCTTCTAAATTATAAGTGTCTTTGATTTCTTTAATCAAATTGTATTTTTGTCTACTTAATACGGCTTGATTAATATTTGATTTTGCAGCTAATACGGCTTCGATCAAGTGGTTTGCTTTATCCTCTTTAGAGAATTTTTCTTTAACCAAAGTCTGATATAGGTTAAGTTCTTTTGCTAATTCTGTGTTTTTAGCAAAATACTTTTTAATAAGCGGTATTGCCTTTGAATCATTATTATTCAAAGTATCCGACGCAACTTGTCGAACAAGCAATTCAAATAGAACGCCGGTGTTTTTAAACTTTGAGTGTTTTAAATTTTTCATTCAGGCTTAATGTTATTTTCTTAATAATAAATATGTAAACTATGATCTTTTAAATTATATCGTCTTGAATTATAATTGTTTCATCCATAATACTCGATTCTGCTAGTATTTTCGACTTTTTAGAAATTAATTTTTCCAATCCATATTTTTTAATAGGGTTAGTCGATTCATTTCTAGAGTTTTTCCATGCTACTTTTCCTATTGGATCATACCCTCTAGGGTGATCATGAGAATTGTATTTTACAGGCTCTTCAGGTCGACCAGCTCCAGGCCATCCACCTTCAGGTACTTCAGGAGTATTACGATTTTTAGATCGTTTATCATATTCTTTTTGAAGCTTATCAATACCTTCTCCAAATGGATTAGCATCTTCTTCACCTTCTTCTTTTTCTTTTTCTTTAGGTTTTGGGTTTGCCGGATCTTCGCCTTCTTCAGCTATTTTAGTCATTCTAAATGTATCTTTTTGATCCTTAATAATTCCCATTTCCATTTCTTCCATTTCATCTTCTGTTAAATTAAAGATGTTTTTAAAGATCCAATTTCTAGAAATAATTTTACCTTCTAACATTGATTTAGCTAAATCAACTTTGGTATTATATAAAGTTAACTTCTCTTGTTCGTAAATAGTCGAAGGAGAAGTCATAGTCAATTCAAAGTCTATTAACTCTGCATCTTCATATCCTTGAGCAACTAAATGCACAATAGCAATTTTAGTCAATTCAGAAATTATAATTCTTTGAATTCTTTCAATTGTTCTAGCAAAACGAACATCTTCAGCTGCTAAAGTAGCTTTACCTGAAATACCTTCTTCATATCCAATAAATGCTTTTGGCACTTTTAAAGCAGCCATCATTTTATTACGAAGATATTCAATATCATCAATACCGGTAAATTCCATACCAGCTAATGTATCAATTTCTGTTCCAGACTGTCCACCACGAACTGGTAGGAAATAATCTTCCAACATGTTTTGCATATTGAATTTAAGATTATACTCTCCTGTTTTTTCATCTACATACGGAGTCTTTCTCATGGTGTTCATGATTTTCTGCATGTAGTTATCAACTTCATTAGGTGGAATATTACCTACGTCAATTTTAAATATACGCTTTTCAGGTGCACGCATAATACGATGAATTAACATCGCATCTTCCATTAATGTTAATTGTTTCCAAACTTTACGACCACCTTCAATCATTGATTTACCATATGGTAAAAAGTTTGAATCTGTTAAGTTTCTAAAATGCGCTATTTCGAAATTTTCATAAGTGATATTTCCTCCGCCTAGCTGTTTGAATTGTACGTGATATGGATTATTAATATCCATTCCTTCCTCACGAATGATTTCATATGCTGACATAGGAGTTACATTGATAATACCGATTTCTTCTTGCACATCTAAATGTAAATATAAATCTCCATATTTACACATATTACGTGTCCATGGCCAAAGGTTAAATTCTACATTTAAAATATCATAAAATAAATTATGAAGTATTTTTTTAATGTTTTCGTCGTTACTGGTAATTCGCAATACATCTCCAAAATCGTCTTTCATTACGGTTTCATCTGCATAGATATCTAATGCTGATGAAATAATTGAATCTTGATCCATTACTTCATAATCTGTATACAATTCTGTTTTAGAAGAAAAGTAGTTATAATTAGGATTATAAGTATTTAATGAATTAGGACGTACGCCATGTAAGCGTGTAAAACGGTCGATAAACTTTGAATTATGTGCATTACCCAAAGATTGTAAGTGATCGTTATCAACAACTCGTAACTGATTTTTTCCAACTCTGCGCACTACCACATTATTATTGAATAGTCGTTTTAAACGACCGAATAATGATTTGTCTGCCATAGTGTGATTATTAAATTATTTTAAATAAATATCTATTTTTTAAAGAAGCCATGTTAAATCTTCATCTTGACCTTTTTGACCGGTGCTCATTGTCCAACCGGCTTGGTTTCTAGACCCTGCATTAGCAGAATATACGCCATTTCCTTTACCAAAATAGTCTAAAGTTTTCCTATTCAATTCAATGCCTTGTTGTCTTAATTTAAGGGCTGTATCTCTTATCCATAATCCAATACAAAATGATAAAACAAGGTCATCATTATAACCATGTTGTGCTTCTGCTTTTGAACCATTCCAAATAAATACGAAAAGCTCTTCAATTAATCGACGACTACGAATTACCGGAACTCTTTCTCTCATGTAAGTGTCTAATTTGGAAATTACCAAAGGACGAGTACGAGAAGAAGTTGTAAATCCAGGAGTCATTTGTGATGTATCTTTTAAATCTACATATCTAGCTAATTGTTGAGATACATCTGATACTTGACCATCTTTAGGAGAATAGTATAAATTCTTATA